GGATCGGGTTGGATGGATGATACCAATTGACCACTGGCCACATAATTACCACGGAATGTTTTTTTAGTTGCTGACACAACTTGCCATCCACCGCCAATCTTTTTCCACTTGGCACGGATAGAAGTTCGGGGGCGTTTTATCTCCAACATATTGCGACAAGCAATTGCCCATTTCTTGGAATAATCCGCAACAACGGCAACGCTATTCTTAAACGCAATCGCCATCAGTAACCCACGGGTTTATTAAATCAATGGTGACACTTATTTGATATCCCGCCAATACTGAATCCATCGTTTCAACAAATGGGTTAAACACGATTGGGCGTTGGAATTGTATTTGGCTATAATTGTCTTGCTCTAACTTCCATAATCCCTTTGACATTTGCACATACATTTCTTGTAAAATGTGGGCATAGTTTTGATTCTCGGTGTACCCGTATTTGTCGTAAACTGTGATTAGGTTTTTTTGCTCATTCTCACCTTTTAAAAAGTTCACACGATCCGCAATCATTATGTTCATTTGGATGGATGCAATTTGGTCGGTGAGCGATACCGATTGGATTGAGCAATGCATCAACGGAAATACCGTAAACGCTTTGAAGTCCAACTCCGTTAATGTGCCGTGGCTATAATTCCATCCCTCATCCGTGGCGATGTCTTTGAATACCTTAAATGCGGTTCCTATGTGGTTATTTATCATCGCTTGTAACTTTGCTTAATAATTTTTTGTTCCATTTCCGCAATGTCGCTTTCGTAAGCGGTCCAATACAAAGCGGTGTGAATGGTCTTAGTATAGACATTTTCCAATTGTAGGAAATTTCGGTTAGCGAGTCGATAGACCATTCCAAACCATCCCCATTTTTTGGTAAGGCGGTTTTCATCTGCGGTGCCATCTCCTCCTCCAAATACTTCTGGATAGAATTCAGTAAGTCGATTCCTAAACTCCAAAAAAAAACCATGGCCCCAAATGCGGTGTTACAATCTAAATCCTTAAACCCACTGACAAGGTTTGCCGAATAGGGTGCAATCTCATATCTTCCGTTCTGTCCGCTATGGGTAACGGGGCGATATAACACACTCATTACCTTCCACAAATCGTGGGTTTCCTTTGTGTATGTTTCAATGTCAATAAACTCACCCACCGACATATCATCCAAGTTTGGAATAAACCCGTATTCAACGCCATCCATTTTGAACCTGGGGGTGAATGTTGGTTGTTCTGTCAACATCAATGTGATGCGTTCCACGGCCTTTTGCAATACATCAAATGGCATAGCCATGACCTCGGTCATTGTCAACTCACAAAAAATTGATACCGCTTCCAATTGGCGTTGGGTATCTTCCATGTCTTCTTTTAGACCTTGATACGCCAACATTTGATGCAACTTTACATCCTTTAACGATGTGGGTACTAATATGGTTTTTGATTCAATCATTAATTATAAAACGACCAAACCCCGCTTTGTTATTCCAACGCTTCATTGAGCAACACACACACTTTGGCGTATTGCCTTTGCACCTCCTTATCGGTGTACAAAATGTTGCTAAACTCGTTTACAGAATTGATTGCCGTTGAATGGTCGCGATGGATGATCCGCCCAATTTCCGCCCACGGCATCCCTAATCTTTTTCTGCAAATAAAGTTGAACATGTGACGGGCGTATAATGATGCCCGTTTCCGCGATGGGCAAAGTATTTCATCTGGTGTTAATTCTGATACTGTGCAAACCGCCCTCAATACTTCCTTCCAATGGTTGGGTGCATCGTTAAAATCAACCCGTGGGTTTATTATTTCACGCTTTAACATTTGGATTTTGGTTAGGGCTTCGCCTTGTATCTGCACTAACAATAAGCGAAGGCGTTTAATTTCTTGTCGTTGTAAGTGTAATTGTTGGTAATGGCTTGTCATATCGTCTGCGAAGATACAAATAAACAAGTAATAAACAATTAACGAATATCGTATTGACCATAATTACTTTTAATCCCTAACATCATCATCTCGGCGTAGCGAAAACTGTCGATTCCGTGACAAACACCCGTTGGTGTATTCATGCTTCGCCCCTGGGAATCGCTATCCCAACAATAATTACGCAACTCCTTGATTAAATTGGTGGATGTGGATGTAACCAAATACGATTGTGATTGCATTATCTGTATTCCGTAATTGATGGAATCCTTGCCCTTGGTCACTCCCTTGATTCTTATGCCGTATCTTTTAATTTCATCAATTGATTTTGGTTCGGCACTATCCGCATAAACTGGTACAAAGTTGGGTAATGCCTTTGCAATGTCCGAATTAAGCATTCCCGTGCGATATGCGACCTCATCTATTATTCTTTGACCATTGTATTCATAAACGGCAACGATGGCCGTGGGGTCGTTTGTATAGCCAAAATCCACACCAATGCCAAGCAACCTTGCATCCTCGGGTATGGTGTCAATGGTTTGCCAATTGCTGAATATAACCCCTTGCAAATTTCCGATTTGTCCTAACCCATATACTAAAAACCAGTTCCGCCAATAATTACTTGTTTCACCCTTTACACGGGCTTTCTCAATCTCGTTTACAATGGCGGGGTCAAGTGCTTCATTGTCCTTGTAAGTCAATACAATCATTTCCGCATCGGGGTCACCAATCAATTCTGAATCAACCCAAAATTCACGCACTGGGTTGTAATCCAAATAAATGAATTTGCGGGTACGAATCGCCATTTGGTAGTATGATTCCCAATCAATGTTGTTGCACTCGTTTACAAATAAAACATCACGCCTTGCACCCCTTAATTTTTGTGGTTGGTCTGCACTAAAAAATTCAATGTAACTATCATTGCTGAATGTGTAGGTCAATGATGATTTATTCCATTTCAACGGATCAAACATTCCCACCATGTCCATAATTTTAAGGAAGTCACGGATTGCACCCCTTCGCAAATGGGGGATAGTTTCCGATACCACACTAATTTCACACTTTGCGTTTTGCACCGCGTATGTGATAAGCATCGGAATGATACTGAATGTTTTTGAATCTCACCCCCACCACCGAAGCAATGGGGGTTAAACCGAGGAAGATGTACCACCCCTTACGATGCGTACACGCTTCCTCAATTTTGATATCTTAATCTGTGCCGTTGTTTTCTGTAACATCTAATTGTATTCCGTTAAAAATTGGTTTTTCGGTGGTAACATCAATTTGTTGGGTGGGCATACCAAATCCCGAATCCATCAATTGTTTGTACGCACCCACATCACCTTTCCTTGCCTTGTGTATCATTGCAAGGGTGATTAAATCTTCCTGGCTTAGTTTCTCCAATTCACCCGTGATGGGGTTCTTTGTGTCTTGCATTACCTCCAACCACTTCCGTGCAATGGTGCTTCGGTTCTTAGTTCCTTTGGGTTTCCCGTTGGGATTCCTTACCTCACCTGGCTTTGGTGGAATTATGTTTTCTGGGTTTGGCATAATTTCAAATCTTTATCAAATCAATCAAAAGGTAAAATTGGAATGGGCATCCACATAAATGGTGTGGCAATTGGGCTATCATCGTGGGCCAAATACCATTGTCCTTCCATTATGTACCCTATTTGTTTGGTGTCAATTAATACCCATTCGTTATCAATGGGTGTTGTTCGGTTGGTTTCTCGCCATGCTTTCATAATTCAACTCCGTTTCTTTTAATTTTAATTGTGGGATCTAACTTTTTCATTCTGTCAATAATAACTTGGCAATACTTTGGGTCAAGTTCCATTCCATAACATTTGCGTTTAAGTTGGTGTGATGCAACCATCGTAGTGCCACTTCCCGTGAATGGCTCTAATACAATATTGGCATTAGCAACTAAATTTATTGCTTTATTAGGCAGTTCAACGGGGAAGCATGCCCTATGGTTATTTGCTTTATCTTGACTATTCAAATTACTAACTTTCCATAAATTATGATTTGTTTCAAAATGCTTTCCTATATGCTTTTCTTCTCCATTTTTTAAAACAAATATAAATTCACAATTTCTCGTCAACCCGTCGGCTATTGGCATCCCCGTTTTTTCCCATATTATCGTTTCCCATAACAAATCTAAATATGGAAATAAATGTTTTAAATATTCATTCCTTGATTTTGCGTTATAATTAATGTTCCAAAAAATAAATCCATTTGTATATAAAATAATATTATCCAAAGTTGATTGCAGAAATACAATATAATCTTTACTTGTTTTGTTGTCCATATCTTTATCACTATACAATCGGCCTCCACCTTTTTTACTATCTAAATGAGTATCTCCGTTATAAGGAGGTGAGGTAAAAACCATGTCTGCTTTTTGTCCATTCATCAATTGTGCAACCGCATCACTATCTGTGGAATCCCCACACAACAATCGGTGTTCACCTATCTCAAATAAATCACCCAACACAATATCCGTTTCAATGTTTTCTGGTTCCTCAAAATTATCATCCTCCGCTTCCAATTCAGTCAAATCCATATTGGGTACATCCAAACCCCATTCGTTTAATTCTGCGGGGTCCCAATCGTTTGCCAACGCATCCCAATCCCACTCACCAAATCCAACATTGTCCTTTATTAAAAATTCCCGTTGTTGTTGCTCGGTTAGGTTTTCCGCCTTGATAATTGGCACTTCTTTTAATCCAATTTCCTGGATGGCTTTTAATCTCATGTTGCCACCCAATATCATCATTTCGTTGTTGACCACAATTGGGCGTATCTCCAACATTTCGGGAAAGTCCTTGATTGATTGCACCAACTTCTTAAATTTATCATCCTTCAAGATGCGAGGATTGTTTTCGTTAGGAACAATGTCCTTTATATTTACCCATTCGATATTCATTTGTTTAGTTTTATGTGGTGTACTGTGATAAGATATTCGTTTTTCAATTTTGTTCCAAAGTGTACTTCGTGGTGATGGTCACGGCATAAACAAATCAAATTTTCTATGTTGTCCTTTCCTCCGCGTGACCTAGGCAATAAATGATGGATATCAATCCCTTGCTTTCCGCATTCGGGAACTTCACATTGAATCCAATCGCTTTTGTCATAACCAAAGTGGTCTAAATAAATCTTTGTCCAAGGTTTCATCTTTGATGGCTTTCAAATATAGTTCATTACAAACGCGTGGGTTCATTTCCATGGCCTTGCCTACCTTTTCCCATGTCATTCCCATATCCTCGCGTAAAATCATTATGGCGTATTGCTTTGCAAGTTTTTGGCGGCGAGTAACCACGGCCCCCATTTTGCTCGGTCTTGAAATTTCTGTCTGCATTTTATACACATATAAATTTGGTTGGGTTCAATGTTTGGCCCCAACTCGTTGATAAGTTCTTTTGTTGATTCTGCATGATGGTCACAACAGTCACAAAGGTTTCTCGTAAGTTTCATACACCTGGGTTAACTCGTTTATCATGTTTTGCCATGCCTTGGGGTTGCACGAACATGGCTTTTGGATTCTTTTACTTTGGAATATGCGTGACCACATCACCGCGATTTTGTCGGCTTCCATTGGGGCTAATGTTGTGCTATTTACACTCTTAAAATATGTCCACCATTCGTATTCATGTTCTGTCATACACAATGGTTTGCGATAAGGAAATATCTTGTTTAATTTTTCCTTTCGTTCGGTGCATCCACAATCTTCCCCTCCAATAAATTTCACAAGGGCTTCAATCCCCGTGACTTTGGTCACCTTCGCTATCGTATCCCCCACCCCGATGGATGGTCGTGATTCGGTGTACTTCTTCCGTGTTTCGTTTTTCTTCTGCATAAATTTTATATTTTACCGTTGTTCTTTGTTTGATAAATTGTTTGGCGTTTTTGATTGAGTTAAAAACACTATGGGTTGGAATGCCCGTCTTTTTTTCAATGTCACGCATCGAATGTCCGTACACAAAATGTAGTTCCAATAACATTTGGTCATAATCTCGTAGGTCGTCAATTGCTTTCTTTACTTCACCCATCAAGTCCATGTGTGCCATTTCAGCCATTTCGGGGCTTTCTACGGGGTTGAATTGGTCTTGGTGTGGTATTGTCTTGTTTTCTGCCCGTTTGATGTCTATAAACGCATTATGTAGCATTTTGAAAAGATAGATGGTGTTGATGGTTCCGTTGTAATTGGCGAATCTGTTTAGTGAACCTTCCTTGATTTGTATTTCACCCAACTTCAAATACATCGTTTGCACCATATCATCGACCTCATCACGATTCGCACCTAAGTATTTGGCTATTTTAATCCATTCAATGTGACGTTTGGCGATATCGTTAAGCGTTATCAAAGTAACTTTCTATTTGCACAATAAAATCATCAAACGAATATACCAACACATATTTATAATTCATGGCTTCAACCATCAATTGCCACTTCTTTTGATGTTCGGATTGTTTATTCGGTTTGATTTTTAACTCAATGAATAACCCGTGGTGGGTTAGGTTGGGCATAAACAACACCAAATCCGAAACACCTGGGATAACCCCTTCCGCTTTTAACCTTTGGGCCGTAAACAAATCGCGTGATCCACCATTGGGAACATGGATTAATAAATCCCCCATTTGGCGGTATTGTAGTCGAAACCACTTTACACATTGCACTTGCATACGGCT